CATACAACAACGACGGCGTATAATGACGCAAAACTGGCAGGGCTTAACGGCCCTGCCTACCTTACAGGGGGATAACCCAATGCCGTATCTAATCATCAAATCCTGTGTCGCAGGTGGAAGCCGCCGCAATGCGGGCGATATTGTTGATCTGGCCGACGCGGAGGGGCGCAGCTTGATTGCAATGGGCCGTGCCGAGAACGCTGCCATTGTTGAGCAGCCGAAAGTTTCTGACCGCTCTGTCGCGCTTGATACGAGCGATGCACTCGCGCCGAAAAAGCGCACGAAAAGGGGCAAGTCGTGAAGGTAGAGATGCTGAAATCCGCCACCGCTGATGGCGTTGCATACCGCAAGGGCGCTTGCCCTGATCTACCTGCGGCCACTGCCGAGAAGCTGATTGCTCGCGGGTATGCCGCAGTTTGGACACCAAAGGAACCAGATGATGCCCCTGCCGTTTCTGAGTGACCTTGCAGACATCTTGAACCTTGAGGAGTTCGCTGTCTCTGTCATTTATGATGGCGGCACTATCAACGGCGTTTTTGACAACGAGACTGTTCCGGTTGACGCGGGCGGCTTTATGCAGGTTCACCAAGAACAGCCAAGGCTGACCTGCCGCACGGCTGATGTGCCTTCAATTGCCGAGGATCAAGAAATGGTGATTGGCTTGGTTGATTATGTGGTGAAGGCTTGGGTGCATGACGGCACTGGCGTCACGATTGTTCAGTTGGAGAAGGTTTAATGGCCCACGTCAGAAAGCAGATTAGGGACCGCGTGGCGTCTGTTCTGGCGGCGTCTGTAGGGCTTGTCTCAGGTCATGTTTACGTTTCTCGTGTCTATCCGCTCACTGACGCCAAGCTGCCCGCCGTGACGATCTATACGGGCGCAGAGAACTCAGGCTTGATGGCGATGGGTGCGGTCACATTGCAGCGCAACCTTTCAATCACTGTTGACGCATACGTCAAGGCGACGGCCACGTTTGATGATGATGTGGACGCGATCTGCGTTCAGATTGAGGACGCTATTGGCGCTGATTTTCGAGTCAACGGGTTGGCAAAGGACATCGTTCTATCCGGCACAGAAATAGACTTCAGCAGCGAGGCAGAGCAGCCTGTCGGAGTTGCCCGCTTAACTTTCACTGTCCGATATGTTACGAGCATATCAGACGCATCGACGGCCAGATAACAGGAGGCTCCTATGGCTACACATACCGGAAGCGAGGGGACCGTTAAGGTCGGCGCAAACGCAATCGCAGAAATCCGTTCTTTCAGCATTGAAGAAACGGCAGAGACGCTTGAAGACACAGCAATGGGTGAGACGGCGCGGACTTACAAATCCAGCCTGACCAGCTTCACGGCGACAATCGACGTGCTCTGGTCCGACGATGACACAACAGGACAAGACGCTCTAACCAACGGCGCTGAGGTCACATTTGGCGCTTACCCAGAGGGTGAAACCACTGGCGACGTTTTTTTGAGTGGCACGGGCATTGTCACGGGGCGCAGCATCAGTTCTTCTTATGACGGCCTTGTCGAGATGTCTATTTCGTTGCAGGGTACGGGCGCATTGACCACCTCCGCAGTAGTGTAAAAGGATAAAACATGAGCATCGCTAAACGTATCGCCGCCAAACGCGCCGAGCAAGAACGTAGCTTTGCCGAGGTTGAAGAATGGGGCGAGGCGGATCAACCGCTTCGCCTTTACTTCGGCCCGGTGACTGCGCGTGACATTGAAAAGGTGCAGCGCAAGCACCCCAAGTTTATGTCTGACACATCAATGGCCGCTATGGTTGATATGATTATTCTCAAGTGCGAGGATAAGGCTGGCGAAAAAGCCTTCACGCTTGAGGACAAGCCAATCTTGATGGGTGAGCCTGTCGGGGTGATTGCCAAGGTATTCAACAACGTGTTCTCGGCTGACAGCGTTGAGGACCACGAAAAAAACTAAGGGGCGATCCATTCAGAATGAACCTCCTCACTCTTGCCGACCGTCTGAATAAGACAATAGGTGAGATTGAGGAGATCACTCTTTCAGAGTACAATGAATGGATCGCGTATTTTGCCTTGATGGACGAAAGGAATAGCAATGGAAGACGTTGATCTGAATTTCCGGTTTAATGCCACTGGCAATGCTGTTCCTGAGTTGCGCAAGGCGCAGACCGCTGTGAAGCGTCTGGATGGCCAAATCCAGCAGAGCAACGCAAGGATGCGCGGCTTTAACAATGGCATCACGAAAATGCAGACCAACACGCGCAATCTCTCTATGGGGGCTTTGCAGCAGGCAGGTTATCAGGTCGGTGACTATGCAGTGCAGGTTGCCAACGGCACAAGCAAGATGCAGGCTTTCGGCCAGCAGGCTCCGCAGTTACTTCAAATCTTTGGCCCGATTGGTGCTATCGTTGGTGCTGGTGTTGCTATCTTTTCGGCATTTGCTGTTGCTATTCAGAGAACCAAGGAAGCGTCCAAAGAGGCGACTGTAGAGGTGATCAGCTTCGGCGCTTCAGTTAGAAGCCTTCAGCAGATCAACACAGCCAGCATTGCCGAAAATTTATCAGCCCCAGCAAAGGCTGCGATGTCAGAGTATGCAGGTCTATTGGATTTAATGCGCGAAGTAGCTGAAGAACAAAGGGTTGCTGCGCTTTCAAAATTCGTTGAGGAGATAGCTCCAGGCGAAGGAATTGCACGTCTTCAAAAGCAACTTGAGGCGGCAAGAAAAAACGCGTCAATGCTTTCTCAATCAGTTATTGACGCAAACGAAGGAATCGCAAATGCGGCTCAATCTAATGAAGCTGGAATTATTAATCAGCTTCAAGATCAAAGGACACTTCGAAATGTAATATTATCCATTCAGGGGAAAACGAGAGACGAAGCAGCAAAGAGCGTTTCAACAGCTATTGATTCTCTAAATCAATCTGGCTTGATGACAAAAGAGCTTAGAGCGCAAATCCAAGCATTTGCCGAGCAGAATGGGCTGCTATTAGCAGCAAGCGAAAAAGCCAAAAGCCTAACGAACTCCGTCGCTGAGTTAGGCACTACAATTTTATCAGCGGCTGAAGCGCAGTTTTTGCTAAACAAAGGAATATTGCCCCCGCAAGCTGCTGCCGACTTGATAGCCCTTGAAGAAGGATATGAGCGAGTCAGAGGAAAAATCAAAGAAGCCGCAGATGAGTCAGTCCGTCTCGGCAAAACTACACTATCAGCGGTTGAAGCGCAATTCTTGCTTGATAAAGGCGTGTTGCCTCCACAGGCCGCTGCCGACTTGATTGAAACAAAAGATTCCGTCGCTGCATTGAGGGACATACTCAATGGTATGGGTGATAGATCGTCAAGTGGATCAGGCCGAAAAAGTGGATCAGGCCGAAAAAGTATAGCAGGTGAAATAGAAGAAGCCGCTGCGGCAGTAGACACGCAACTTACTCCCGCAATGGAGCGACTGAAGTCAGTGCAGGATACTGTCAGTGGAGCCTTTGAATCTGGCTTTATGTCCATGATTGACGGCACAAAGTCTGTAAAGGACGCATTCAAGTCAATGGCTTCTGAAATCATCAAAGAATTGCTCCGCGTTTATGTCGTGCAGAAGATCACCGGGATGATTTCCAGTGCAATCGGAGGTTTCGGCGGCGAATTCAGCGCGCCCGCAACAAGCCTTCGCCCCGTGGCGCGTTTTGCGGGCGGCGGCTACACTGGCAACGGGGCGCGTGCGGGCGGCTTGGATGGCAAGGGCGGCTATATGGCGATGATCCACCCCCGCGAGACTGTTGTCGATCACACCAAAGGCCAATCCGGCGGCGGCGGCGTTACTGTCATTCAGAACAACACATTCGGCTCAGGCGTCAGCCGTGCGGAGGTTAACGCGATGCTGCCCAAGATGGTTGAAGCGACAAAAGCTGCGGTGGCGGACGCCAAGCTGCGCGGCGGCTCTTACGGAAGGTCTTTCGCATAATGGCAATCACGTATCCCCTCGCCTTGCCAGCGCACACGGGCATCCGCAGCGTCAGCTTTCGGGCCAGAAACGCGGTCGCCTATAGCATGTCGCCGTTTACCTTTGCGGGGCAGGCGCACCAATACGCGGGCCAGATGTGGGAGGCCGACATCACGCTGCCGCCATTGCGCGACAGGGCAGATGCTGAACAGTGGAACGCTTTTCTGGTGTCTTTGAATGGGCAGGCTGGGACGTTCATGCTTGGCGATCCGAATGGTGCGACACCAAGAGGGACGGCATTGTCGTTCAAAAAGAACCTTCTGACTTTTACAGAGCAGTTTGATAATGCTGCTTGGATTAAAATCCGCTCTAGTGTGACGCCTAACGCAGCAATCGCACCTGATGGAACCTTAACCGCTGAGAAGCTGGTGGATAGTGTTGAGTTCAACCGCTTCACTGTGAGACAGACTGCATTTACTCCTTCTATCGGCAGCATCT